CATTCTTAGCTTTTAATGAACCCATACCACGAGTAGATACACCTAATTGTGCACCCTCATCAATAAGATTTTTTACAATCTTTCCCATTGGGGTATCCAAAACTTTAGCTTTACCGTAAATAGAATTACCATCTTCATGCAGTTCTTTGATGATATGTGAGACACGATCAAGATTAACTGTTGGTCCAGTAGGATGGTTAAGTTCTCCTAGAGCACGACCTTTATTTACATATTCATTGATATATCGGTTAGTTTCTTTGGCAAGAGTTCCTTGTGGATAAACTCTACCATTTTTATTTTTAACACCCGATTGCATAAAAGTACCTTCAATGAAGTAATTCTTATCTCCATTGCCAGTATTTTCTTTAATATATTTTATATCTTCAGTTAATTCTGTAATAAGTTTCATTGATTATTGGTCTTTCCCATTATATTTTTAGCAACTAACTTATATTGTTCTTGAAGACGCATTCCAATTTTGCCATAAAGGACTTTAGCAGTCTGATCTTTAAACGCAACGGCATTTTCTTCTATTACGGTTTTGATTAATTGGCGAACATTATTTTTCATATGAGTTTGTGTGCTTTCTTCGAAAATGCTAAGTGTTGTTTAAATACAGATCCGTCTTTTAAAATATCTGAAACCATTTTCTCTCTATTACTTGGGTTTAGGGATTCAAATAACTGTTTTAATGAACTTATGTCAGATTCTGTAATATTTATATTTGAATTGTTTTGAAACATATATGTACCCGGAACACAACTATTAACAAATTCTATAAATTCCAGTAATTCAGGAGATTGTGGGGTAGGTGTTTCTCGAAATAACAACTCTTTTCCAATCAATTTCTTGGTTATATCTACATTTTCATGGATTTTAAATACCAAAGCATCAATAATATTTTGTTTAAAAATATCATTGTTTTCTGGCAAAAGGCTTATGATTCCTTTTTTTAATAACTTTTTACTTTCAGTTTCCATTATTGTTGTGGTTGTTGTCCTGCTGCCTGTTGAGCAGCTATTGCTGCTTGTTCTTGGGCGATTCGTTGACGATCTGTTACCATTTGTTTTTCTAGTTCTATCAATTGTTCTGGTAAATATTTAAGAATTTCTGTCTTTACATATTCCGTAGAAAAATATTTACCAATATATGGCTCAACAAATGAAAGCATTTTTAAACGTTCAGAAAGAATTTCAGATTCTTTTAGATCCCAGAAATAATTATCTGTATTGAAAACAAATTTAATATCTGATTTAAGCACTCGCCAATCCTCATCTGTCATTACTCCTTTTAATAGTAATTGAACACGTAAAGTATCCATAAACAGTTGAGAAAATTGGAATCTAAGTCTATCAATAAATTTATAAAACTTAATTTCTTCTCTTGTAATTTCGCTTGACCGCCCCATATTAAATCCATTGCTTTCTGGAGTTAAACGGCTTAGTGGAACATTTAAAGAACCATATAGTTTCTTTTTAAAATATTCTGCATCTTCAATTTGAGACAGAGATTGTGCGCCTGGAAGAGTGGTAATCTCAGTTCCACGCGAACCTTCACGTCTAGGTAACCAATAGTCTTCTAATACTGAAAGATGCTTACGATCATCTCGAACTTCACCGGTATCTTGATTATATGTGAGTTTTGTTCTAAATCTACTCATCATATCCCGCATATATTGTTCAGCTTTTTGTTTTGGAAGTTGACCAACATCGACATAAAATACTCTGCGTTCTGGTGCACGTGCAATTCTATAAACTAAAAGAGCATCTTCCATTTGTCGCAACATATTCAGTGGACGAATGGCTTTGTGTAGATAACCTAAAACACGTTTACTATTTAAATCAACTAAACCAGATGGTACATATACAATGCTATCTGTAGATAAATGCAGTCCCTGTGGACCAGTCATAATATAAGATTCTTTATCATTGTTAGTGTAAATAAAGAATTCTTCAATCTCTTTAATCATCTGTACTGGTGTACTTCCAGCCATTGATCTATCCATCTCTTTACGTACTTTACGTACCTTTTTGATTTTTAATGGATCGATAGGAACGATATTTTGAATACCTTCACCTGGAAGATCTTTATCGATTATTAAATTATAATAAAGTTTAGAATCAATATACCATCTACGATATATTTCATATGATTTATGATTAAAGTCTAATAAGTGTATTATTGTTTCAAATTCTTTATAGATTTTAGTTTTAATATTTTCAGAAATAGGACAGTTAGTAAGATCTAATTTTACTGGTTTATGATCAGTACCCGGAACAATAGACGCATTAACAATTTCATCAATTGCGTTATCTAATTCTGGATATACTGACATATTACGATATTGAATGATGGACTGACCTTCATCACGCATTGTAGATGCATAATCTAATGCAGTGCCAAAGAAGCCACCTGCTTCAACCGTTACCGTCCCATCAAAAACTTCTGGGGCACTAAATGATTGTAAAGCATCATTTTCCTTCTCTATTTGAGTAGGTTTCTTTTTTCCGAATTGAAATCCAAATATATCAATTTCCATATTTCACCTTAAGTTCGATTAGTCACATTCATAATTTCAAGATAATCAAAAACAATAATAACGTTAAAACTATTTAACGTATTTGGATTACCCATGTTTAAAGTAACTTGTTGAATACCTGCTGGCCAACACCCATATAATCTAAATTGTTTTAACACTGGAGTTTGTGTACTATCTTCACCATTTAAGTTTAAATGCTGTATTATCCAATTATCTGCTTTATAATTTGATGCATTTAAATCAGATACATTTGTATCATGGTTATTTATTGTATCATGCCATTTTTGTAATCTTCCCCAAATATTGTTTACTCCTGTGTCGTCCCATGCTTGAAACGACCAAGTTCCATATTCTTTTTCACCAGGATAATGAAATTTTCTTCCAAAATAATCATAACTTAGTGTTTTAGATGAAATATTTGGAATGGTTGATGACCGTACATGAAAATCAGTAAAACCACCACCTGTGGGAAAATTACCATCAATTCTAAAACGATTTGATCGAGTACCACCAAAGAAATTATCTTTAAAATCTATTAGCATAGTTATTGGTTAGAGTTATTTGATGTATTCACATTATAATTATCTACTATTTTTATATGATCAAAAGTTAATGTGACACTAAACCCAACAAAACCCACTTCACCCATATTCAAGTTAATTTCTCCAATAACTGAAGGCCAACATTTATACAAATAAATTGTTTTTAATACGTCTCCATTTAGTCCCAGTTGTTGAATATTCCATGTCGTCTGTAACTGTTTATATGAATAATCATCACGATATACTTTGTGAGTATAATGACCATCTAGTAGTTCTACCCACTTTTGCATTCCTTTCCAAAGATTGTTCACATTATTATCATCGTATATTCCTACAGCCCACGTACTATATTGACGATCTCCAGCAAATGTAATTTGTCTACCACGATATGGAACACTAATGGTATTAATTTGGACTAAAGGTAAAGATGCGGATACAATTTTAAATGGTGTATCTAATCTATCAACTACTACACCAGAAGGCCATGTTGGTGTAACTAAAAACCTATTGGCTCTAGTTCCACCATTGAACCCATCTTTAAATTTGGTTATAGAATTATTGATGCCCATTATTGTGTGAGTGTTATGTTAACTGCAAAACTATCAATACTCAATATTGGTTTGATAATTACAGTCATATTAAGAGTAGAAGAATTATCAGTATTATTAGAAGAATCACATATTATTTGTGTAGCCGAAGTATCAATGTAGCTAACAAATGGATCTAATGAACTTTGAATTTCTGCTCTTACTTGAGCTCTTGTAGTTGCATTATTAAGATCAAATAGATATTTCAAACCAATTGATGTCATAGATTGTGATAATGCCGAACGCAATCTTGATGGTCCAATTCTATCGTCTGATGAAATTAATGCATTGGCAGTAGCTCCTACCAAATCTGAACCTAAGAATTTTGGATTATAATTTACAAAGAAATTTACTCTATTGGTACGTAATGTGGTTTTTAACGTATCTTGCCAATCAATTGGATTAATAATATTACCATTTAAAACAGTACCTCTATCAATTCCGGCTACTGTTAAATATGTTTCATTTCTATTTTTGGCTCTAGTAAAGAATCCACCTACATCGGATACAGCCGGTATCGTGTATGTTAGCTTACTATTTGATAGTAGTGTGGTTGTGTCAACGGCTGTGACCGTTTTTAATCCATATACGTTAAACAATCTATTAGCAACTGTTGATCCTGTAGTTAAAGATGAACTACCCAATAAGGTCGTATAATTTGCTAGAGTATATCCATTACCAGTTATACCACTAGCATCTGCATCAGATGGAAAAACACCCGCTGTATATGGTTGATTAATCATCCATTGACATAGTTGAGTAGTTCCTGCTTGCCCAATAATGACATCTAATATATTTTCTTTATCTGCTTGATATTGATTAAATCCAGCGGGACTGCCGGTAACAATTAAAGTTCCACCATATGCCAAATAATTTATCGCAAAGAGAAAATCATTACCGTTAGTTAATGCCTTTAATTTTATAAAAAGACCGTCTGTTCCATCTGTTTGAAATAATCCAAACGTTCCACCAGAATTTGGTGCAGTAATAAGACAACTGGTAACTCCACTCAAGGCATTTAAATCTCCAACAAAATCTTGTGGGTTAGTATAAACAATATATGTATCTGTAGTATTACCTTTTGCAAGGGTAGATGGAGGCCATACCGTTGAACGAGAGTAAACAAGCCAACCAAATAGTCCACCAGGATTGTTTCCTGCCGCTCCAGAAACACCATTAAATACTGGAGCAACATATGGGGAACCCAATTGCATACCAGCCAATAAAGGGTTGGTTGTACTTTCTAGCGAATATTGACTTGAGTTTATGAAGGAGCTGAGTGATGGCATTTAATTTCCTTATGGTGTCCAAATATTTAGCATTTTATGTGGGATACCAGATAACGCCCCCTTGAGAAAATTCTTCACCATCATCTCCATTTTTTTCTTGAGCTACAAATAAAACATTGTCATCTTCGGGTTTTGCCGCTTCTTCATAATTAAATTTCGATTGTTCTACTAAATCACTAAAGTACTCTTGTCTTGTCAACCAAGCAAAAAATACTAAAGACATGACCAAATCATCATGTTGTCCGTCTTCGGCTTTATAGGTATTTGATTTTGATATAAATGACATCAACTCAGTAATAATACGGTCATCATTTATTAGAAGTTTATCTTCTTCAATCAATCGCTTTAAAATTGCACAACCAATCTTCTTTGTTTGTGCAGTTGTCCTGATACCCATCTCATTTTTACCAACACCGCCAAATCCTTGAGACAAAACTTGACCTTTACGTCCCAATACTTTGGTCATTAATACATTATCATATTCAAGATCGGAATGTAAAATGTGTGATACTTGCCCACCCAAATCATTGGTTTCAATGAGAACATAAGCATTATTGTACGTTTTTCCAGCATCTCTAATAACAGTTGGGAAACTAAATGGACTTATAGTATTATTTCTATAGGATGCTACGATCTTATATGGTGTTGTAGAGCCCTCAATTATTGTAAATGCAGAATAATCAGCACCCTGACCCCGAGATACGTCTGCCTGTAAAAAATAAGTTTTATCTTTATCAGGCAATTCAAATATTCTATAACCTTCTGCATTTTCTGTTAAAAATTCTTCAGAAGCTAGAACATTTAACTTTGTAGATGAAATTAGGGTATTAGATGAACCCAAGAAACTACAACCATACTCCTGGTTAAACTGTTCTTGGCTTGTATTGGCAATCTGTTCTTCTGCCCATTCTTCATTGCGTCTAGGTCCACCTGGGGTTATTGGAACTTGAGTCCAGTCAACTTCTACAGGTACAAATCTATTTTTGAGTTTGTGCCCCATTGGACGATTAGCATCTACCCAAAGTTTATGAAAGTGATTCATACCATTTGGAGTAGAAACAATGATAAGTTTGGTAGTCAAACCTGCCGAAATGGTTGGGTAGGTGGAAGAATAAAATTCTTCGGCAATATGCGAAGGTAAGAACGCATACTCATCCAACAACAATAGGTTATAAGAGCCACCACGGATCGCTGAAGACGAAGTTGCGTCACAGACCACTCTAGACCCGTTTTCCAATTTAAAACTCGTCTTGTTCCATTCTACTACTCCTTGTTGTAGAAAGTGTGGTAGATTTTCATATGCTAATTGAAGTTTAGCAAATAATTCATCTTTTGCTGTCTTTAACTTATTGGCAAGAATAGCAACATTTACGCTTTGATTAAAGGTTACATAATGACAAATATAACCAATAACAGATGTAGATTTACCAGATTGACGAGGCCATTTTGAAATAACAAATCTATTTTGGTGGATTTGTTTTACAAATTCTTCTTGATAATCATACAACTTGAAAGGCATAATACCTTTATCAAGAGTTTTTACTTTTACATATTTACTACAAAAATATACTGGATCATTAGCACACTTAACATATTCTTCCAGTTGCTCCTTAGTATACTGAATATCAATGCCAGGTGGCTTTAGTTTTGGGTTATTTCTATATCCTTGATTACCGTTGTTCAGACTCATTATTCACAACCTCTGCTTCGATTATTTTATCGGTGCTTCTATCTTTATTTAAGAGGTTTTGAAGATCCTTGGTTGACCCAACAAAAACTGAATTATTTGTTTGTGAAATTTTTGTTGTTGATGCTGTAGTATCTTTGGCTTTCTTATGAACGTCTAAAACAGTATTGTTTAGATCTGCCATTGTTTTTAATAAAATCGCAACTACTTCAAATGCTCTTGGACTATCGGATTCAGTAGCAACCTTTAATGCACTCTCAAGTGCTATATTTCCATTACCAAGCAAATCTTTTAAATTAGATTGAACAAATTCATAATCTTTTTGAAAATTATTATTGTCAAATGTGCCACCTGCAGATGGTTTTACAGTAATTTCTTTTGGTTCATTCACATTAAACAATTTTGCTAAATTTTTATTAATATTCATAAGACTCAATCAAAGTCAATAATTGGATTGGTTACAGTATTACTTATGGCGGTAACAGGTTCAATTTCACCAAAGATCCATGATTTGGCTAAAAATTGAAAAGAGGCAATATTTAATCTACGGCTATTAAAATCACCATCATATCTTTCACTCAAATTATTACTCACCATAGTTATAGGAATATTTAAGTTAGTTTGAACACTGTTCATATCTAATTGAATTATATGCTCTGGAAGAAAATTTGGAATAATTTGTTCAATAATTTGTAACATATCATCTGTATGTCGGGTATATACAAACAAATTAAACGATACATTTACTGGTGTTTGTATAGAAATTTTACTACCAGTTGACTGACATCCATTTAAATTACTATTATTTGAAAATCTTCCTAATCTTCGTGATGGGTCTGGAGATATAGTATTCATCATAAAACTAATAATTGGAAGTTGTGTTTCAATACGAGTTCCAGGAGTTATAGATGATGGCTGTAATAAACGTTGAATAAATTTTTCTTGTGATGCATAATGAATAGGAACTCTTATTTTTATAGGAGTTCCACCATCGGGATCAGTATGAGCAACGTCAATATCGCTGAACAGTGCTCCAAATGCTACAACTAATTTTCTTAAATTTTGATTATAAAAATAGTTAAACATAAAATTCCTTAAAGTTAATTACATCCTTCAGTTCCACTGGTAGATCCACAATCATCAAATGGATTGTTTGGATCAAATCCATAACTATTTCCTTCAGTTTTAAGAACATCATTGATTCCAAGAGTAGTTCCCAGATTATTAGCCAATGGAATAAGTATAGATCCAGAAAATCCTTGCGTTGAAGTATATGGACTGTTTATTGCGGAAATATTGGTATCTATTTTTTCATAACTGTAAGTGAATAGTTCTGCAGTTATTTGATATGAATATAGTTTACCTAATGGGTATAACGGGTTTTCATGTTCTACAAAATTAATTTCAAAAAGAGATTTAGATAAAGGAAAGTATATTAAATCTCCTTCTCTGGGTCGTGTGATCGTAGAATCTAAATTAGTAATTTCTTGTTTAAATCTGCGTCTAGCAAATAATAATGTAATTTTATCTTTAATTTCTAAACCAAATTGTGTAATAACATCAGTACCATCAAAACCTTTATATGACTGAACATACATCTCTAGGGTGTATGCTTTTTCAAAAGACGATGCTGGATCTTCACCAAATATTTTATCAATATTAAAATATTTTCTAGGAACATACGAACAATCTTGTCCCATACCTTGAATCAATTCTACAGTAAGATCTTCAATAAGATTTTGTTCTGGACCATACGAAGTTAAATTTAAATATGGATTTGTTGCCATTTTAACCAATCATTGGATCTACTGGGAGTTCTTGTGTTTTCAACAACATAGCTTCAATAGCATCTAATTCTCTAATAGCATCAGCCATCATTGCACCAGCATTTAGTTGAGCCCCACCCGGAAGCGGCATACCAGCATATTTCATTAAGTTTTGTGCCCATTGTTTTTTTAACATGGCAGAATAATGTCGTTGAAATATACGATCTCCCCAGATTTTTGAGTAATAGTCTGGATTAACCTGAACATATGCTTCAACCATCATA